GGCCGGCTTCATGGCCATGTCGAAAAGCGCAGCCGGTCGCGCCAAGCTGCGCGCGCACGGCAAGAAACCGGCTCCGGAGAAGGTCGCGTCCGAATATCAGGCCGCCGACAAGGGCCGAAAAATCGGCAAACTGGCCAAGCACGTCCGCAAGAAATAATCCGGTGCGTTGAACTTATGAAACGGGCGGGGCAGGTTCCCCGCCATAGACCCCGAGCGTCACCAGCTCCCGCAAGGACACGGCTGGTATCGGGCGAGTGACGGCCCCCGCAAGGACACGGCTGAAAGTTTGATGGCCCCCGCGCTTTTCGCACGGACACGGCCCGCGATCGTTCACCCGAAACCCCAGGCGGGATAGCCATGTCCGAGAACCTCTCGAAACTATTCACGACGCAGTATTCGACCATCCTCGACCTCAAGCTGCAGCAGCGCACCTCAAAGCTGCGCGGCCGTGTGATGGAAGGCAGCCACGTCGGCAAGTATGCCTCGCCCATTCAATATGCGGGCGCCGTGCAGGCCAAGCCAGTCGTCGGCCGCTTTGCGCCGATGGCCCGGCAAGACATCGACTTCACCCGCAGGTGGGTGACCCCGGTCGATCGCGAAATTCCGCAGCTGATCGACACCTTCGACAAGCTCAAGACCACCATCGATCCGCAGAGCCAGGAAATTGCCGCCGCGGCCGCTGCCGTCAACCGTGAATATGACGACCGGCTGATCGCCGCCGCCTTTGGCAGCGCCACACTCGGCGTCGATGGAACGGCCTTCACCACCGAGACCTGGGCCTCGATCTCGTCCTCATGGACGGTGTCCTCGACCTTCGGCTCGTCCGCGGCCTCCGGCCTCACCGTCGCCAAGATGATCGAAGCCAAGCGCATCATGCGCAAGGCGCAGGTCGACATGGAAACGGAAACGCTGACCTGGGTCACCAACAGCCAGGGCGAGTCCGATCTGCTCAACCAGGTGCAGGTGGTCTCGACCGAGTTCTCCGACAAGCCGATTCTCCAGGAGGGTAAGGTCACCCGTTTCCTCGGCTGGGACATCGTCTATTCCGAGCGGTTGCCCTCGGCCTCGAACGTCCGCTCGAACATCCCGTTCGCCAAGTCCGGCCTCTATCTCGGCATGTGGATGGAACGACAGGACGACGTTCGCCAGCGGCCCGATCTCGCGGGCCTGCCGTGGCAGCTCTACACCATGTTCTCGTGCGGCGCGGTTCGTCTCGAACCAGGCCGGCTGCTCGAATGCGACTGCGCCGATACCTCGGCAGCGGCCGACGTCACGCCGTAAAGGGAGGCATCAATGGCCGTTGACCACGTAAAATCTACCTTCATCACCAACCTCGACGCGGCTCCCGTCGTTCCGAATACTGCGGGTGAGGGCGCCCCGGCCCCGATGATCACCGTCGAGGGCTACGCCACCGTGATTGCGTCCGGCTCGGCCGGCGCGACCTACCAGCTCGTCCGCGTGCCATCGAACTGCAAGATGAAGTCGCTGCTGTTCGAATCCGCCGCGCAGGGCGCCGGCGCATTTTCGCTCGGGCTCTACTATGCGACCGACGGCGAAGGCGGCAAGCCGACCGCGCTGCTGCTTGCCAACACCATCAACGCGACGCTGTTCGCTTCGCAGATCAACTGCGCCTCGGCGGTCGTCGTCACCGAGGAGATCAACCAGGCCGGCAATTTCCCGATCAGCAAGCGCGTGCAGCCGCTGTGGCAGGCGGCGGGACTGGCGTCCGATCCAGGCGGCTACTTCGACATCGTTGCCACCGTCGACACCACCGCAGTCACTACTGGCACCGGCGTGATCGGCGCGCGAGCTGTCTACACGAATTGAGGTAAGCCATGGCGGATCACTACGTTGCGCTCAATGATGGAGTCGAGGGGTTCAAATACTCCGACTTCATCACGGGCACGGCCACCACAGCCGGCACCAACCAGGTCGAACTGCGCATTCAGGACGGCACCACCCTGACGCGGAAGGACATCGACAACATGCTCGAAGCCTTCCAGCGGTTTTTCCAGAACCCGCAGCAGGTCGTCGCCGCCGGTTTCCAGCTGAAGCTGTAGCCCATGGCGCAGAACTTCTGGATCAACATCACGCTCGATCCAAACGCGGCGGCGCGCACCACCGACCGCTCTGGTGACAATCACACCAAGGCGCTCGGTGGGTCGGCCTCGGGCGACCTGACACTGTCCTATGACACCGCGAAAATCACTTCGCAGTCGCTGCTGCGCTCGGCGGTCGCCGCCGCCCTGCAGCAGGCGGCCGGGATATTGAAGCCGTAGGCGGTGCGTTGTCTGAGGGAGGCGGGAACCGCAGTTTGCGGTCATGCCGGCCTTTCGAACTCCCGTTGATATCGGTCAGCGCGCGCTGCAGCACTGCGGCGCGCAGCGCATGGACCCAAACCTCGGCTTCTCCGATCCGACCAGCCGCGGCGCCGGCGAGATCGGCTTCGTCTATGACAAGCTGCGCGAGGCCGAACTGCGGCGCAATTCCTGGGTCTTTTCGATCAAGGAAACCATCCTGCGGGCGATCGACCAGAACACCATGCTGCTCGCGGCGGCGCTGTGGTCGCCTCTCACCACCTATTTCAAGGGATCGATCGTCGCCGACCAGAACGGGAATATCTGGCGATCCAACACCGCGAACAACCTCAACAACGATCCGCTGCTGACGACATTCTGGGAGCCGTATTTCGGCCCGGTCACGGTCTCGCTGTACGCTTCAGGCGGGTCCTATTCGGCGGGAGAACTGGTCTATACCACGCCGGGCGACGGCACCTATCTGGTCTACCTGTCGCTGCTCTCCAGCAATTCCGACGTGCCGGGCACCGCGACGCCATGGGATGCGGTGACGACCTTCTTCAAGAACCAGGTCGTGACGCGCTCGGCGGTCGCCTACATGAGCCTGATCGACCTCAACATCAATCAGGACCCTGCCTCGGCGCCTGCGCTGTGGGCGGTCGGCACCACCTATGCCGCAGCTGCGCGCGTAGGCGGCTCCGATGGTTTCATCTACACGTCGGTCGGCTCCGGCAACCTCGGCCACGATCCGACGCTCGACGCAGGCGTGCACTGGACGAATACCGGCGTTCTCAACCCGTGGACCACGGTATTCGTCGGCGGCACCGGCTCGGCCAAATGGCTGCTGATCGGCGGCGCCGGTTCGCCTGGCGGCGTCGCGCTGACCAAGCTCGACGTGCAATATCCGCTCGGCGCGGGACCTGTGACACAGGACATCACCCGCAACGCCTTCCGGCTTCCTGCTGGCTTCCTGCGCGCCGGCTACCAGAACGCCAAGGGCACAACGACATGGCTCGGAGGCCCCACCGGCAACACCTATCGCGACTGGGATTTTGAGAACGGCTATTTGATTTCTCAGGAGACCGGTCCGATCCGGCTGCGCTTCGGCGCCGATGTGACCGACGTCTCCCTGATGGATTCGATGTTCTGCGAGGGACTGGCCGCGCGCTGCGCCATCGCCATCGCCCCGACCGTCACGCAATCCAATGCAGACGTCGGCGAGATCGCCAGCGAATACCAGAAGTTCATGAGCGAAGCGCGCGCCATTAACGCCATAGAGGATGGCTACGACGACCAGCCCGACGACGACTACGTGACCGTGCGGTATTGAAATGCCCGAGGCATCTTACGCCATAGGGTCATTTCTTGGCGGGGAAATCTCCACCTTCGCCCAGGGCCGCTTCGACAAGCCAGATTACAAGACCTCGCTCAAAACCTGCCGCAATTCGCTGCCGGTGGAGTCCGGCTCTTGGGTCCGCCGCCCCGGCACCCGCCATGCTGGCACCACCTTGAACGGCGCACCCGGCCGCGTCATCGAGTTCGACGTCAAGCAGTCGCAGCCCTTCACCTGCGAGTATACCGACGGCAATCTGCGGTTTCGCTCGGGCCCGAACGTCGTCGGCGCCACGCTGGCGACCCCCTACATCGGCGGCTCGTGGGCATCCCTGCGCACCGTGCAGGCCGAGACCGTGCAGATCCTGCTCGAGGCGCAGGTCGCCCCGCAGGCGCTGGTCAATTCGTCGGGCAGCACCTTCACGCTCAACCCGGCGGTATTCAACGATGGCCCCTATCTCGATCCCTTCACCAGCGGCATTCAGGTCACGCCGGGAAGCAAGAGCGGCATCGTCACGCTGACGCTGTCGTTCCCGGCCTATAATTCCGCACTCGCCTATGCGGTCGGCGCCTTCGTCACCTCGGCCGGCTCGAACTACCAATCGCTGGTTGATCAGAACGTCAACAACACCCCGGCATCAAGCCCGACCTTCTGGAAGGCGGTCTCGCTCGGTTCGGCATTGAACGACGGCAAGGGCATCCTCGGCACCGATGTCGGCCGGCTGGTGCGGCTGTTCTCCGAGCCGGCGCCATGGGCGGTTGGGACGGCTTATTCGACCAACGACATCGTCGCTTATAATCCGAGCGGACAGCCAGGCGGCAACACCTACTGGAAGGCGCTTGCCAGCACGACGGGGAACGTCCCCGGCACGGATGTCACGCATTGGTCGCTGCTGACCACGCAGGGCGCGGCGGTCTGGAGTTGGGGCAAGATCACCGGCCTCGGCACCGGTATCTCGGGCTCGACCGGCTCGAACATCGGCACCATGACGGGAGGCGGCGGCCTTGCCGGCGCATTCAACGGAAACCTGTCGCAGAACGCCAGCGCCGGCGCGGAGTTGTCGACGTCGGGCGGCGCGGTGGCGAGTGGCACGGTCCTGACGCTCAGCGGCTATGTCGGAAAGAACTATACCGGCGTGGGTGGCGAGGCGATCGATCACGTCACGGTTTATCCATCCAAAGATGCCGGCCTCGGTAGCGGTTCGTATGATTGGACGTTTCACGCAGCGAATTTTTCGGCAAACTTTGTGCCGACCTTCGTCCTGAACCTGCGGGGCAAGGCGACCAATCCGTCCTCACCTTCCGATGGCACGCTGCTTGGCACGACCGGAAGCATCAGCAACACCACGACAGCGATCACGATCGCATCTTCCGATACTTCCACAAGCTACGATTATGTGTGGGTGGAGATCGTCGCCACGTTCGCGGCCAACACGTCAAATGCGTCCCCCACCACGTCGTATTCATTTACCGAATCCGTTGGGCAACTCACGGTATTCAATCCGCCGGGGACTGTCACCGGCGAGAGCTTCACCGTCGAAATTCTCGGGCCATCGCTGCTCTACACGACGCTCATCACCAACTGGCGCTTCGGCGTCTACTCCAACACCACGGGCTGGCCGACCTGTGGCGTCTATCACGACGGCCGCATCTATCTCGGCGGTGCGATCGGCAACCGTTTCGACGCCTGCTACGCCAACGGTATCAACGGCGGCACGATCAATTTCGCGCCGACCGACCAGTACGGTGTAGTGACGGGCGCGCATGCGATCTCCTACACCTTCAACTCCAAGGGAGTGAACCAGATTTTCTGGATGAGGCCTGACCTGCAGGGCGTCCTGATGGGCACCCAGGCCGGCGAATGGCTGGTGCAGGCCCCAACCGCGGGTTCGATCTCACCGCTCAACATCACCGCGCGCAACGTCACCAATCACGGCTCGGCCTTCGTCGAGCCGGTCTCGACCGAGCACACGCTGGTATTCGTGCAGCGCTTCTCCCGCAAACTGCTGGAATATTTCCCCGACGTGTTCTCCGGCAAATTCTCGGCGCCGAACCTCGCCGACAAGGCCGCGCACTTCACCCGCGCCGGCGTCGCCGAGCTCGCCTACACCTCGGCGGTGACGCCTGTGATCTGGGGCCGCTGCACCGACGGCTCATTGTTCGGAATTACCTACAAGCGGGATTCGCTGGCCTCCTCGCAGCCGCCGACCTTCTACGGCTGGCACGGTCACGTGCTGGGCTCTGGCAGGGTGGTGGAGAGCATCTGCGCCGGTGCCTCGGTTGGCGGCGATCTCGACGCGCTGACGATGGTGACGAACGATCCTGCGACCGGCATTCGCCATGTCGAAATTCTCACCGACGTGCAGGACGAGCTTACCCCGCTGGCGGCCTCCTGGTATCTCGACGACGCGGTGATTCCGACCGTGACGCTATCGACCGATCATGTCGTGCTGTCAGGCCTGCCGTATCCCGACGGGGCGGTTGTGCAGGTGTTCGCCGCCGGCCTCGATTGCGGCGACGACGGCACATATCCGCCCGGCCTCGGGCCGTATGCCGATTTCACGGTGGCGTCTGGCGCGATCACGGTCACGTTCGGCGACGGCATTCTGCTCAACGGGTCCGGCCCCGGCCGCGGGCTGTTCACTCGTGCGCTCGCCGCTGCGGCCAATATCGCCGGCCAGGTCGTGGTTGGCTTCACCTACAACAGCGACGGCCAGATTGTGCGGCCGATGACGCAGGCAGAGACCGGCGCGCGCAACGGCCCGGCCTTCGCCAAGCTGTCGCGCGGCCACCGCTACGGCATGAAGCTGGTCAATACCGCGGGACTGTCGATCGGCGGCATGTTCTCGAAGCTGCTACCTGCCGCGCTGAAGAAGCCGAACAGCGCGTCCAACATCGACACCGGCACGACGTTCACCGGCATCGCATTCGGCGAACTGAACGACGATTACGACTATGAGGGCGGCACCCCGGCTTGGCGCGTGTCCCGACCGTTCCCGGCGAACGTCGTGATCATCGGCGGCAACTTGGCCACGCAGGATCAATAGCTATGGCGATCAGCGACAAAACATTTGGATACGGAGGCGGCGCAGTCACCGATCTATTTAATGCGTTCGGCGCGCAGAAATCAGCTGACCTAAGTGCCGAAAGTCTGCATCTGAAGGCCAAGGGCGATCTGGCGGAAGCGGCGCAATATGACCTTGCCTCTGGTCTCGCCAGCCAGAACGAGCAGTTCACCAAGACATCGACCGCAATCCAGCAGGCGCAGCAGGCGCGCTCGACCACGATGCAGATCGGCGGGCAGCAGGCAGCGGTGGCCGGTGCCGGCTTTGCCGAGTCTGGATCGGCACTCGACATCCTCGCCGACAGTGCGCGGCAGGGCGCGCTTGCGCAGGCGACGCTCGGACAGCAGGGTCTGATCACAGAAGCCGGCTACAAGGAGCAGGCCGACTCCTACACGATGATGGCGGCCACCGCGAAAATGACAGCGGCGGGCGAGGAGGACATCGCCGACAAGACAGAGAGCGCCGGGACATTTGCCTCCTTCGGTGACTTTGCCGGCGCAGCACTGAAGGGAGCGGCGATGGTCGCCACACTCTGATGGCAGGAAACATTCAACCATTCGACACTGGCGCGCTCAGCCTTCGCCCGACCGAAGAAGGCATCAACACGGTTGCGGGCAATGCGCGGCGTGTCGGCGCATTCTATAATCAGGGTGCAGGAGCGCTGGAAGGCCTTGCTGCCAGCGAGAAGAATGCGTTCGGCAGCGCGGGGCGAGCGATCGGCAGCGGCATCCAGGCAGCGGGCGACGCCGTCGTCAGCAAGATCGACCACGACGAGATCAGCCACGGCGGCGCAGTCGCGTCGGATATGTTTGTCAACCTCGAAAAGCAGTGGCAAGACACACTCAAGACCGCTGACCCGAACGATAAGAGCGTCGCCGCAAAGTTCAAGGAAACGGTGCTGCAGCCGGCGCTCGACAAGTTCGCCGAGAACTTCACCACCGAGAAAAGCCAGGCATTCGCCGACGGTATCGTCAATCGCTATCGGCAGCACTTCGACACAAAGACAGCTGCAGACCAGATGGAGTTGGCAGCGGTTGCGACTAAGCAGAATGCGACCAAGATCATCAACAATCTGTCGAGCGCGGTCTACACCGATCCGTCGTCGCTAGACACCGCCATCGACACGCTCAAGCACTCTGCTGGCAGCATCGTGGACAGCAGTCCCGTCCTCGATGCCGTGACCGGCGCGAAGGTCAAGTCTGAGCTAAACCAGAAGGGCGTAGAGGCGCTGGTCAAGTCCGCTGTGACGGGCATGATCGAGAAGAACCCGAATATCAACCTCGACGCCATTCAGAAGAAGTACGGCGACTACATCAACGGCGGCGAACTGAAGATGTTTCAGAAGGCCGCCGAGAGGCAGGCCAAGTCCGATGCGCTGCAGGCGAAACAGGCGGCAATCCTGCAGCGCCAGCAGGCCGACCAGGAGATGCACGCCGGATCGAACAAGGTAATCAACGACAATGTAAGCATCGACCAGCAGACCGGCCGGCCGATGATCAATCCTAACTTCTACAAGCAAACGCTCGATCTCGCGCGCAAGAACCCGGATGCACCGAGCGCTGCGTCGACCGTGCGCACCATGCTCGATTGGGCCGAAAGCCAGCAGAACAAGGAACTGAAGGCGGTCGACGATCCAGCCGTCGTGAAGCCGCTCACGGACAATCTGTTCTCGCCAGACAAGCCGACGACGACCATCGACCTGATGCGCGCGCGGGCGAAAGGGCAGATCAGCGATCACACCTTCACCGTGATGAACGGACTGGTGAAAGAGTTGCAGGAAACGCCACTCAAGGGACCGATCTACACGAACACCATGAAGGCGGCACATTCCGCGCTGGTGCTGACCGGCGTCGGCATTCCCGGCAAGGACGACAAGGGCGAGCAGAACTATGCGCTGTTCGTGCAGCACTTCATTCCGCAGTACCTCGCGGCCACGCGCGCGGGCACGCTACCGGCCAATGCGCTCGACGTGAACGATCCGAAGTCGATGATCTCGCAGGCGATGGAGCCGTTCAAGCGCACGGTGACGCAGCGTATTGCCGACTACACTGCGACGCTCGGCGGCGGTAGTACCACAGCGGCGCGCAAGGTCGGGGACGTTCCTGTCCCGCCCGCGCTCGGCGGCATCGCATCGCTGCAATACAACCCGACCACCAGGCAGTGGCGCGATCAGACATCCGGCATAGTCTATGACAGCGCCGGCAATCCTGTGACAAAATGAGCGACTGGATCGACGTTCCGCCCGCAGCTTCACCCAATGCGCCGCCAAGGACAGGCGATGGCTGGGTCGACGTTCCCGTGAGCGCGCCGCAGGTCGACACCGCGGTTGCCAAGAGCGTCTATCCATCGATCGGTCCTATCATGTCGGCGATGGGCCACGGCGCGAAGGACGGCTGGGGCGATGAACCGCTCGGGCTGCCGCCGGAGTCCGTGAAGTGGCTTTCGGACAAGGGCATCTTCGGGCCCGAGAAGGGCGGCTATCAAAACCCGTTTCAGGCCTTCAACGAATTGCTCGCGCACACGCTGGTCGGCGCCGCGCAGATCGTCGGGCGCACCGGCTCGGCCGCGCTCGGCGCGTATCAGGCCGCGGTGGCGGAAACCGGCGAGCAGATCGGACAGCCACAGCTCGGCCGCGACCTCGCCGCGATGCCCGAGGCATTCTTCGGCTCGCCGCATCCGACTGGTATTCGGAATCTAACGCCGCTCAAAGAAGGTGCTCCGGCTACAGATTTTCACGAATGGTTTTCCGGGAGCCGCGTCGCTGATCAAAGCGGCAATCCGATTCCAGTCTATCACGGCACTAGCATTGAGACGACGAAAGAGGGCTTTGTATCCTTCAGCGACAAGAAGCTTGGCAAGGCTTCCGGGGCACCGTCCGCGAAAGAGGCATTTTTCTTCAGCGAAGACCCCGATGTTGCCCGATCCTATGCCAGCAGCGCCAGCGCCTACGAAGACCTTTCTATTCTTCGCGCCGCTAATAAAGTGACCAGCGGCCTTTATGAAAAGGCGAACGAGCGCTTCCTTGGCATCTTCGGTAAATCGGCGACCAGTGATGGCCGTATCGTGACCGCCGCCATCGATGTCAAAAATCCTTTGGTCGTCGACATGGAAGGAAAGGACTTTCGCGAGGAAAGTTTTCATTCAGTTATTCAGCGCGCAAAGGAAGCAGGTCACGATGGTGTCCTGTTCAAGAATGCAATTGATCCCGGGTATGTCGATCATCCCGAAGTAGGCGGCGATCTGCCGTCGAACATATGGGCCGTGTTTACTCCAGAGCAGG